GAACGCGCCAAGGCGCTGGACGAAGCTACGGAGAAGCAGAAGAAGGACAGCGAGTCGATTGGTGAGGGCATCAAGCAACGGCTGCAGGACTACTACAACAGCGTGAAGGATCTTGGTGGTGCGATCGGTGATGCAGTGGTGAGCGGCCTGCAGGGTCTGGAGGACAAGCTCACCGAGTTCGTCACCACCGGCAAGGCCAGCTTCAAGGATCTGGCGCGTTCAATCCTCACTGACCTGGCGCGGATTGCATTGCGCGCGGCGATCATCACCCCGATCGTCAAGGCGCTGGGTGGGTTCTTCCCCGGCTTTGCCTTCGCCAACGGCGGCATCATGACCGGCGACGGCCCGGTGCCGCTGAAGAAATACGCCAGCGGTGGCATTGCCCGCTCGCCCCAGCTGGCACTGTTTGGTGAAGGCAGCCAGCCCGAGGCGTTCGTGCCACTTCCTGATGGCCGGCGGATCCCCGTCGCAATGCAGGGCGGCGGCAACAACACCACCAGCGTGGTGGTGAACGTGGATGCCAAGGGCACCAGCGTGCAGGGCGACGGCGGCCGCAGTGAGCAGCTGGGCCGTGCCATCTCGCAGGCGGTGCAGGCAGAATTGATCAAGCAGAAGCGGCCTGGCGGTTTTTTGGCGGCGTGATACAGTAGAAGGTGGCTATAGCGTGACGATGCCTGCACGGATTGACTTGACGGGAAAACAGTTCGGCCGATTGCACGTGCAAGGCTATGCCGGTCTGTTTAAGGGCAAGGCTTTTTGGATTTGTCGTTGCGAATGTGGGAAAAATGCGTGCGTTGCTGGTCAGCTGTTGCGCTCCGGTAAGACCACTAGCTGCGGCTGCTATCGCGCTGAGTTGATGAGGAAGACCAAGCGCAAACACGGCATGTCCAACACGGTTGAATGGCACACCTACTACCGAATGCTTGATAGGTGTTACAACACGAAGAACGCTCGTTTCTCTTCTTACGGTGGTCGCGGGATAGAAGTCTGCAGCGACTGGAGACACTCCTTTAGCAATTTCTATAGAGATATGGGAGAGCGCCCCGATGGTTGCTCGCTGGACCGCATCGACGTGAACGGAAACTACGAGCCAGGCAATTGCCGGTGGGCGACCTCTAGGCAGCAAGCACAGAACAAGACCACGAACATCAACCTGAGCAACCAGGGAGAGACGAAATGCCTAGCGGAGTGGGCTCGCCAGTTTGAAGTCCCACTGCTCACTGCCTACTGCCGTCTGCAGCGCGGTCTACCATTTGAGCAGGTCTTTGCTAGGGGGGCGGCTTGAGTACGTTTGCGTTCACGCCAAGCTTCGAGGCCACCGAGAGCAGCGCCCCTCGGGTGCGGAAGTTTCAGGCGGGCGACGGCTATGAGCAGCGGGTGCGCTTCGGCCTCAACACTGATCCGAAGGAATGGAGCCTGACCTTTGCTAATCGGACCGACACCGAGCGCGACAACATTGCGGCCTTCCTTGAGGCGCGCGGCGGCGTGGAAGCGTTCGACTGGACGCCACCACGCGGCACCGCTGGCAAGTATGTCTGCGAGGAGTGGCAGGTAACGCTAAACAACTGCAACAACAACCAGATACAGGCCACGTTCCGTGAGGTGTTTGAGCCCTGATGGCAGTCCCTGTCTCCGATCTACAGGCCGTCGCACCCAGCGCAGTCATCGAGCTGTTCGTGCTTGAACTGAACGTGCTGCAGCACGGCGTGGCGGACACCTACCGCTTCCACGCTGGCAGTAACCTCAACGCCAACGGGCAACTGATCTGGGCAGGCAATACATACCTGCGGTTTCCGATTGAAGCGGACGGCTTTGAGTACAGCGGAAACGGCCAGCTGCCGCGGCCGAAGCTGCGTGCGTCCAACATCCTCGGCACCATCACAGCACTGCTGCTGAGCCTGCCGGCAGGTCTGGAGGGCGCAAAGGTGACGCGCATCCGCACGCTGGCTAGGTATCTCGACGCGGTTAATTTCCCCGGCAGCACCAACCCCTACGGCACGCCGGACCCTACGGCTGAGTTTCCGCGTGAGATCTACTACATCGACCGCAAGACAGCTGAAACCCGCGACGTGGTTGAGTTCGAGCTGGCGGCTGCGTTTGACCTTGCTGGTGTGCGCGCACCGAAGCGGCAGTGCATTGCCAACATCTGCCAGTGGGTCTATCGCTCTGCAGAGTGCGGTTACGCCGGCGGACTGCCGAGCTGCGACAAAACGCTAGACGCCTGCAAAGCCCACTTTGGCGGCAATGCCGAGCTGCCGTTTGGCTCCTTCCCCGGCGTCGGGATGTATTACACATGAGCTGGCGCACCGCAGCACTTGAACACGCCAAGGCGGAAGATCCTTGCGAAGCCTGCGGCCTGCTGGTGGTGGTCAAGGGGCGCAAGCGTTACTGGCCCTGCCGCAACATTGCATCAGGCACTGAGCAGTTTGTGCTCAACCCTGACGACTGGGCGGCGGCGGAAGATGCCGGCGAGATCATCGCCGTCGTTCACAGTCACCCAGTCACCCCACCGGAGCCCAGTCAGGCGGATCTGGTCAGCTGCGAACGCAGCGGCCTTGAGTGGCACATCGTTAATCCGAAAACCGAAGCATGGGGCGGCTGCCAGCCGAGCGGCTACAAGGCGCCTTTGATTGGCAGGCAGTGGGTGTGGGGCGTCACCGACTGCTGGAGCTTGGCGCGTGACTGGTACGCCGAGCAGGGCCTGTCTCTGCGGGACTGGGTGCGGCCGCTTGACCCGGATGCGTTCTTGGCTGACCCGATGTTTGACCGTTGCTGGAAGGCAACCGGATTCCGTGAGCTGGATGAGGATGAGCAGCTGGAACCGGGCGATTTGCTGCTGATGTCCATGAACAGCCCCGGCCTCAATCACTGCGCCGTTTACCTGGGCGATCAGACGGTCCTGCATCACATCCAGGGGCGCCTGTCATCGCGTGATCTGTATGGCGGCTGGCTCCTAAAATGCACCGGAAGGAGGCTGCGCCATGCTTCGTAAGATCCGGCTCTACGGGCGCCTGGCTAAGTTCATCGGCCGGCGGGTGCTGGATGCTGATGTGGCGACTGCAGCCGAGGCTGTGCGCTTCCTGATCGCCAACTGGCCGGAGCTGGAGCAGCACATGGCGGACCAGCACTACCGGGTGAGCGTGGGCGGCTACGACCTCACCGCGGATGAACTGCACGACCCGGCTGGTCAGCAGGAGATCAAGATCGTGCCGGTGATGGCGGGTGCTGGCGCGGTGGGCAGGATCATTGCCGGCGCCGTGCTGGTTGCGGTGGGGCTGTTTGTGCCCGGTATCGGCGCGCTGGGTGTGCAGCTGATCGTTGGCGTCGGCGCCAGCTTGATCCTCGGCGGTGTCGCCCAACTGCTGACACCAGTGCCGACGATGAACACCGGCAAGGATTCCGAGAAAGATCCGCGCAAGTCCTACAGCTTCAGTGGCATCCAGCAGACCAGTCGACAGGGCGTGCCGGTGCCGATCGTCTACGGCGAGACCTTGGTGGGCTCTGTCGTCATCTCAGCCGGTATTGACACCGTGCAGGTGAGCGCATGACAGACGATCTGATCATCGGCGCCGGTGGCGGTGGCGGCAAAGGCGGCGGCAGCGCACGCAAGCCAAAGGAGAAGAAGGACAACCTCAACAGCACGCAATACGCCAAGGTTCTCGACCTCATCAGCGAGGGCGAGATCCAGGGCCTCAAAAACGGCCTGCAGTCCATCTTCCTCAACAACACCCCGATTCAGAACCCGAACGGCACGCTGAATTTTGAAGGCGTAGAAGTTACCACCCGCAACGGCACGCAGGCGCAGGGCTATATCCCCGGCACTGATGCGGTTGAGGAAGAGAAGCCTGTTGGCATTGAAGTCACCACCACCAGCCCGCTGACGCGCACCGTTACCGACACCAACGTCGATGCGATGCGAGTCACCATCACAGTGCCGCAGCTGCAGAAGTTCAACGACAAAGGCGACATTAAGGGCACGCACGTTCGCCTGCAAATCGCTGTGCAATACAACGGCGGCGGCTTCAGCACCGTGATTGACGACACGATCTCAGGGCGAACGGCTGATTCCTACCAGCGAGACTATCTGGTTAACTTCGGCGGTGCGTTTCCGGTTGATGTGCGCGTGACGCGTGTCACGGCGGACAGCGGTAGCGCCAAGCTGATCAACGCTTTTAATTGGTCTACTTACACGGAGATCACCTACGCCAAACTGCGCTATCCAAACAGCGCGCTGGTTGGTCTGCGCGTGGACGCTGAGCAGTTCAACAGCATCCCTACCCGCTCCTACCTGATCCGGGGCATCAAGGTTCGAATCCCCAACAATGCAACGGTGGATCAGGCCAATGGGCGACTGGTCTACAGCGGCGTGTGGAATGGCACCTTTGGTGCAGCGCAGTGGTGTTCTGACCCCGCTTGGATCTTGTGGGATCTGCTCACCTCAACCCGCTACGGCTTCGGTGATCACATCCAAGCTGCACAGCTGGATAAGTGGGCGTTCTATGCCGCAAGCCAGTACGCCTCAGCCCTGGTGCCGAACGGCTTCGGTGGTTGGGAGCCCCGCTTCAGCTGCAACGTCAACATCCAGACCGCAGAAGAGGCGTACAAGCTGATCAACGATATGTGCTCAGTGTTCCGGGCCATGCCCTACTGGAGCACCGGCGCGCTGACGATCAGCCAGGACAAGCCATCAGACGCCGCCTACCTGTTCACGCTGGCCAACGTCTCAGAGGAAGGCTTCAGCTATCAAGGCAGCAGCCGCAAGGGCCGACCGACCGTAGCAGTGGTCAGCTACATGGACCTTGCCACACGAGACATTGCCTACGAGGTGGTGGAGGATCAGGCCGCGATCAGCAAATACGGCGTAGTCACCACCGAGATCAGCGCCTTCGCCTGTACCTCACGCGGTCAGGCCAGCCGTATCGGTGAATGGCTGCTCTACTCCGAGCAGTACGAGTCGGAGGTGGTGAGTTTCACGGCCTCGATTGATGCCGGTGTCGTGGTGCGGCCTGGGCAAGTGATCCAGATCAGCGACCCGATGCGCGCTGGCAGCCGGCGTGGTGGCCGGATCTATGCCGCAACCACTACCGCGGTCACGGTGGATGACGCCACCGGCCTACCGACATCTGGCGGCACGCTGTCGGTCATCCTGCCCGATGGCACCGTGCAGAGCCGGCCGGTATTGAACCGCAGCGGTGCAGTGGTCACCGTCAGCCAAGCGTTCAGCGCAGCACCCAACGTCAACAGCGTCTGGATCTACCAGACCAGTGACCTGCAGACCTCCACTTGGCGTGTGCTGGCGGTGCAGGAGCAGGAAGGCGCACAGTACGCGGTCAGCGCGCTGGCTTACAACGCCAGCAAATACGACTACATCGAGCGGGGCGCTGCGCTGCAACAGCGCGATGTCACCAACCTGAATGTCATCCCACCTCCGCCGACCAACCTCGGCTACGAAGAGGTGATCTACGAAAGCAATGGTCAGGCACTGGTCAAGCTGATCATCAGCTGGAAGACCGTGGTTGGCGTCACTGACTATCGGATCCGCTGGCGGCAACAGGGCGGAAACTGGAGCAGTGACACCGTAAGCCGGCCTGATTACGAGATCCTCGACATTGACCCCGACACTTATGAGGTGGAGGTTTACAGCATCAGCGCAGGTCTGCGGCTGTCAGCATTACCAGCTCAGCTGACGCTGAGTGCAGTCGGTAAGACCGCCCCCCCTGTCGCTGTCACGGGTGTCTCTCTAATCTCCATTGATGAGGCCAGCGCCATCCTGAGCTGGGATCGCTCCACTGAGCTGGACGTGCTGCTCGGCGGCAAAGTGCTGATCCGCCACAACGTCGCGCTCACCGGCGCCACTTGGGAAAACAGCCAAGAAATCGTCACCGCTGCCGCCGGCAGCCAGACGCAAAAGCAGGTGCCGCTATTGGAGGGCACCTATCTGCTCAAGTTCGAGGATGACGGCGGCCGGCGATCAGCGACAGCAACCACCGCAGTGGTGGACCTGCCCACGCCACAGCCGCGCTTGCTGATCAAGACCTACGCAGAAGACCAAGAGACGCCACCGTTCTCCGGCAACGTCACTGACATGTTCTACAACTCGGAACTAGACGGCCTGATCCTCGCCAGTGGTGATCCGGTGGACAGCATGGCCATCGACGGCAACTGGGACGCGCTGGCATCCATCGACAGCGTGGGTGGTGTTAAGCCCACCGGCCAGTACGAGTTCGGCAGTACATGGGACATGGGCACCGTGTTCGATGTCAACATGCGCCGTCGCTTCGTCACACGCCCATACCTGCCGGCTGCACTGTGGGACGACAAGCTGGACGACATCGACATCTGGCCGGAGATTGACGAGCAGAACCTCGATGCCGTCAACGCGCTGCTCTACGTCCGCAGCACCGACGACAACCCCGGTGCATCCCCGACCTGGAGCGAATGGCGTGAGTTCAGCAACGCAATCGTGCGTGGTCGTGCTTTCCAATTCAAGGTGGTGGCCACCAGCAACGACACCAGCCAGAACATCGTCATCGACGAGCTGGGCGCTGAGCTGGAGCTGCAGCAACGCATCGAGCAATCAGCAACGCTCACAAGCGGCGCCGGCACCTACACGGCAACGTTTGCCAAGCCCTTCTACCAAGCGCCGACAGTCGGCCTCACCGCCTTTAACATGCAGACTGGCGATTACTTCACGATCAGCAGCGTGACACGCACCGGATTCCAGGTAGCCTTCAGCAACAGCTCCGGCGGTGCCATCAGCAGGCAGTTCACCTACACGGCAATCGGCTACGGCAAGGAGTCCTAACGTATGGCCCAACACGACTACAACATCTCCAACCAGTCTGGTGCTGCGTTCCGCGCTGACCTGAACAACGCACTGTCTGCGATCGTCAGCAACAACAGCGGCGCGGTTGAACCCAGCACCACCTACGCCTACCAGTTTTGGGCGGATACAACGGCCGGTGTGTTGAAGCAACGCAACGCCGCCAACAGCGCATGGGTGACGCTGTTCCAGCTCGATGGCGAGTGGTCAACGATTGCGCTGGAGAACGGCACCGGCGCAGCACCGTCGCTGTATTTCAAGGACAGCGGCACAGACACGGGCCTCTACAGTCCCGGCGTTGATCAGCTTGGCGTAGCAACGGCTGGCGTGCAGCGCGTCAACTTCAACGGCGCGACTGAGGTGGTCTTCAACGACACCGGCGCAGACGTTGACTTCAGAATTGAGGGAGACACCGAGCCGAACCTGTTCGTCATTGATGCCGGCACCGATCAGGTGCGGGTCAAAAACTTGAACGGTGGTCCGCTGGCTGGCACCCGCAACCGCATCATCAACGGCGATTTTCGGGTCTGGCAACGCGGAACGACATTTACAAATGTTACTGGCACCACTTATACCGCCGATCGTTTCTGCACCAGCCTCAGCGGAATCAACTTTACGGTGACTCAAGACACTGATGTCCCAAGCGTGCAATTTAAGTATTCACTAAAGGCTGTTCCCACCTCGTCAGCAACTCCGACTGAAGCTGTTATCAGACAATTTATAGAGCAACAAAATGTCTACGACTTTGCTGGTCAATCAGTCACTGGCTCTGCATGGATTAAATGCAGCAAATCACAAGTCCGTTTTCGACTAGGACCGCAAAACGCTACTGGCGGCGTAGACAGCGCTCAAACTATAAGCGTTACTGCGGGCACATGGACAAAAATCTCCTTTACGTTTTCTAGCTACGCAGCAGTGACAGCTTGGACGGCAACACCAACAGATTCAGCAGGATCTCTAGACATTGGTTTTGTCAATTCCACTGCGTTGACAATATCTGATTACATTTTTATCACCGGCATCCAACTTGAACGCGGCAGCGTCGTCACCCCTTTCGAGTGCAGGAGCTACGGGCAGGAGCTGGCGTTGTGTCAGAGGTATTTTTATCGAATTGATAGTAATGCGTCGCTTTATCCCCCTATTGCCACTTCAACTGGTGCGCGAAGAATTTCAATTACATTTCCCGTCACAATGCGGGCTGCACCGACAATGTCTGCGGTCAGTGTCTCCAACATTGCTACCCCATCTGTACAAGTTACTGCCAGCGCAGTTCAGATTTTTGGAACAGCAGGTGCTGATACCGAGTGCGGGCTGCAATTATCGGGGACAAACAATCTTGCATCCGCCGAGCTGTAACCCATGACCTACCAACTCACTACCGGCGACACCATTCTCCGTCTTGCGGACAACGCCTTCATCCCGCCTGACCCCGCCAACACCGACTACGCCGCGTACCTGGCGTGGCTCGATGAAGGCAACACCCCATTGCCAGCTCCTGAGCCCGAACCCGCCCCAGTGCTCACCACTGAGCAGAAGCTGGAAGCGGCTGGGTTGACTGTGGCGGAGCTACGCGAGCTGTTCGGCCTTTCCGCCCCTGACGCCTGATGGCAGTCCGCAGCAAGACCGGCACCGGGCGGCTCGATCACAAGGCTGGGCCGCCTAAGACCACACGGCAGGGATACGGCCAACATTCGCGGCCACGCCGCAGAGGCCGCAAGAAGCTCCGGGGACAAGGCCGCTAACTGCCGCTTGCCATCACCACGATGAGGCGGCACCGTCCGGCTCGTTACGATGTGATCGACGCAGGGCGCCCCGATGGTGGACGAACCCAAAACCGTTGGCGGAGTGCTTGCTGCTTCTCTCCCGGCAGCACTCGCAGCAGGCATGGTTGCCATCGGGGCGCTGCTGATCTCGATGCAGGTGCAGTCCGCCAGGATCGAGGCCACGCTGGTGCAGATGGCCAAGTCGGTGGATGAGCTGAAGACTGATGCACGCGCCCAGCTGGCGGAGCTGGATCAGCGGGTGCGTGCCCTTGAAATGAAGCCCTAACGTTGGAGCACCAACATGGATGCCATGAGCCCCGAAACCGTTGCCGCGATCGCCATCATCGTCGCTGCCGGCTCTGAGCTGATCGCCATCAGCCCCCTGAAGTCCAACAGCTGGCTGCAGCTGATCCTGCAGGCCGCACGCCTCGCCTTTCCGAAGCGCCGCTGACATGGCCAACACCGCGCCGATCACGCTCGAGCAGCTGTTTCGGTTCTATCGCGCGCTGCCCCATCAGGCTGCTGCCATCCAGCAGCTGGAGCAGGATCTCGCGGTGAACGGTTACGCAGCAGCGATGCGGCGCGATCGGGCATGGTTCAACACCTGGAGCCAAGACGGCAAACACGCTGATCTCGGCGCTGCACTCAAGCTGATCCAGGAGTTTGAGGGCTGCCACCTCGATGCCTACCCCGATCCGCTCAGCGGCGGTGAGCCGTGGACGATCGGCTGGGGCACCACGCGCTACAGCGACGGCCGGCCGGTGCAGAAGGGTGATCGGATCAACCGCGTCGAGGCCGACATGCTGCTGCGGCAGGAGGTGGATCAGATCGCCGGCAAGCTCCGCAGCACCATCCCCTACTGGGTGGAGATGACCGATGCGCAGAAGTGCGCGCTCATCAGCTTCGCCTACAACCTCGGCTCTGGGTTTTACGGCGCCAAAGGTTTCGAGACCATCAGCAAGCGGCTGCGCGAAAAGGACTGGGCGCTGGTGCCCGATGCCCTGCTGCTCTACCGCAACCCCGGCACCAACGTGGAGGCCGGCCTGAAGCGGCGCCGGATCGCAGAAGGTGATCTCTGGGGCCGTGAGCGGCAGACCAGCGGACCGATCTCCGCGATGTTCACACCGGAGAGCCCGTTCACGCAGAAGATCACGCCGCACATCACTGCAGGTGAGTTCGCGCTGAACCAAGAGGCGCGGCGCTTCGATCACCAGCACCAGTGCGACACGGCGCTGAAGCTGGCGCAGTTCCTCGAGAAGGCCAGAGCAGCGTTCGGTGGCCGCCCCGTGGTCATCACCAGCGGCTACCGCAATGCTGCAGTAAACCGCTCTGTAGGAGGTGCTAGCAATAGCGAGCATCTTTACTCCGACATTGGCGTAGGTGCCGTTGACTGGTACATCGACGGAGTGGACATCTACCAGCTGCAGGACTGGTGCATCAAGAACTGGCCGTTCAGCACTGGAAGAGGCGCGCCTCGCGGATTTATTCACACGGGGATCAGAAAAGGATCACCGCGGGTGGTTTGGGATTATTGAATGTGCGCCCAACGCTTTCGCGCCCTGATCATTGAGACCAGCGACTGAGACACCTCAAACTGCTCGGCAATGGCAGCCTGACCGCCTGAGGCTGCTCTGATCAGTTGAACATCGTGCTCAGTCAGTTTGGCGTTGCCGTGCATTTCTCCTTGAGTAAAAGTGCCGTGACGCCGCCTGTCGCTGTCGTTTTCGCTCGGCGTTCCCCAAACCAGATTTGCCAGCCTTGAGTCCGTACGGTTGCCATTGAGATGTCGGCATTCATGGCCGGCTTGCCGCGGTCCAACAAACGCCGTCAGCACCAGCGTGTGAACCGTGAATGTCTTGCGTTTGCCGTTGTGCTTCAAGTCAACTGCTGGATACCCTTGAGCGTTGACTGGCGTCTTGCGAATGCAGGCTGCCTTCCTTGCGGTGCGCAGGCTCCTGACCCGGCCCTGATTTGACACTTCGTAAAGCCCTTCGTAGCCGACAACGGGCTTCCACACCTCTACGCTGGTGGTCATCGCCTGGGATCTGCAGGTGGTCACGCTCCAGGGGCGGCAACCCGCTGGGGCACCCCAATCCTACTGCGCGCGATCTGTGCCGCTTCCTGATTACGACATCCACGAGCTGTGCAAGCGCCACGCGATGGTGGTGCCCTTCGACCCCGACCTGGTGAACCCGGCCAGCATCGACGTGCTGCTGGGCAATCGGCTGATGATCGAGGTGCCCGATCGGCCTGAGCTGCAGATCCACGGCATCAGCAGCCACACCGCAGAGGATCCGTACCTGCTGCAGCCGGGGGAGTTCTGCCTGGCGGAGACCCGCGAGATCCTCAACATCCCGGATTTTGTGGCAGCTCAGTTTGTGCTGAAGTCCAGCCGCGCGCGCGAGGGCCTCGAGCACCTGCTGGCCGGCTGGATCGACCCTGGGTTCCATAACAGCCGCCTGACGCTGGAGCTGAGCAACGCGCGCCGGATGCACCCGGTGGCGATCTGGCCTGGTATGAAGATCGGCCAGCTGGTGTTCCACAAGATGGAAGGCATCCCCGGCCGCAGCTACGCCGTCACCGGTCGTTATAATGGACACGAAACCGTGATGCCTTCGCTTGGGTGAAATGGGCTGTTCCGCCTAGTGCCCCGACTCTGCTGGTCAGCGACACCGGCAGAGTCATCCGCATGGCCAGCTCCCGACGCAAAGGCAGCAGCTGGCAAACATTTCCTGAGTGCGAGCTGCGCTCACGGCGCAGAGGAGCCGGATACCTAGCTGTTACCAGCAAGGAGCAAGGCACAAAGCGGACTCTCTATCTGCATCGACTGGTCGCAGAGGCTTTCTTGGGCAGGCCAGCTGACGCTAACGAGGTCAACCACATCGACGGTGACAAGACAAACAATCACCTTCAAAACCTAGAATGGACCACTCGTTCGCAAAATCTTCAGCACGCGGCAAAACACGGGCTACACGGCAGCGTGGTGCTTACACCGGCGAAAGTGCGTGCCGCTCGTCAGATGCTGAATGAAGGCAAGTCGCTTGCAGTGGTAGCTCGAACCTTTGGAGTCAGCTCATCTGCCATCAATAAGATCAAACAGGGGCGATCTTGGCAGTGGCTGGCCTAGCCGTCACCGCCAGCAAGGGCTAAGCTGACCCCGGAGCGTCTTGTGGAGACGGAGCCCCGGCTTTTGCCAGCTGGGGCTTTTATCTGCGCAGCCACCAGTGCAGCTGCAGCGGCCGCGGCACCGGCTGGGGCAGCCTGCTGCGCCGTTCGCGCACTATTCGCGCACCATCGGATGCCGCAGCTCAGCCATGCGCATCCGGTGGATCCGGCCCGGCGCTTCGGCTGGATCATCGAGCGGGATCAGGGTGAAGTCATCACACCCGTAACTCTCGGCAAAGTGCTGCGCCGAGATGTGGGTGGGGAACGGCCCGACGTGCCACGGGCCGATGCGGAGGGCGTATTGCATGGTGGTGAGGTTAGGGGCGCCGGAGCGCCCCGGTGAAGGTCAGGCGTAGAAGGCCATCAGGTCGGCGTACTGGGTGGAGTAGATGCCAAACACTTGGCGAGCTGCAGACATCACATGGCCGGCTGCCTCGGCGAAGCGATACTCCTCAGCGCAGGTCTCAGCGTTCTCGAGATCGGCGGCCACCCAGGCGTAGGTGTCGGTGCTGACAGTGTTGTCGGCGTTGAGGGTGTTCCAGATGTAGTCGGCGTGAGCGGGGATCAGAGCGGCGAAGTTGGAGCTGGTCATCGGAGTGGTTGGCTGTCGATGTGAGAACTATACACCGCCCACGGGGCACCCTCCTCCTCGGCGCCGACCCGTTCACAATCCGTCACAGTGCCCGATCCTGTTCCTCTCGCTACCGTGCAGCAAGCGGCGGCCAGCCCATGCGGGCGTTCTACCTAGAGATCTCCGCCAAGCTCATCATCCGATCCGATACGGAACCCGACGACCTGCCAGCGGACATCTACTCCCAGCTGGCCGAGTTCATCCCGAACGATGAAGACATCATCGACATCGAGGTGACAGCCGTTCCCCTGCCGCCGGACCTTGGAACAGCACCACATTGATGAGACGCGCCTGGTCACACGCCGCAGCGCCCGTGATCAGATCCACCTCGCCTGGAGCTACCGCTGCGCCTACTGCGGTGATCCACTCGGCCGATCGCCCACCCTCGACCACGTTGTGCCCAAGGTTCACGGGGGCCTCACCGTCCGCGAAAACCTCGTCAGCTGCTGCCTGATGTGCAACAGCCAGAAGGGTCACAAGAATTGGGTGGACTGGTATCGCGCGCAGCACTTCTGGACACCGCTGGGTGAGTGGGCCATCGCGCGGTGGGTGGCGGGGGAGAGCTAAGCTGGCGGTCCAGTTGTTTCTTAACCGCTGGGCGTCCGTAGCTGGCCGGCTGCGGTGAGGCTGACACCGCGTGAGGACCAGCCACCGGCCAACCAATCAAGGCAGGATCCGGCTGCACACCCAGATCGCCACTAAGCAGGTCACCCAATACTCCACCACCAGCATCAGCACGTCGCGCAGCATCAGCGGGCCAGCAGGTGGTCGAGATACAGCTCCGCCTGCCACAGGTCTGAGCTGTAGCGGCAGATCCCACCGACGCAGCTGCGGTAGTACAGCTCACCGCCACCATCAGGCTCCAGCGTTTCGATCCATCCGCCATCGCGGTCGGTGCGGCTAACGATCGTTGGCTGCGACATACACCTCACACCGGGCGGCGTACCTTCCCCCACTCTGCCGCGCCTCAGGGAAGTCCAAGCTGCAGCGTCGCCGTGGATGGTCCCACTGCACGCAGTCCCAACACAGCCGCGGTTCTGTCACCGGCCGGATGCGCGCCACGGCAGCCGCATAGATCGACTGAGCGCGCAGCAGCGCATCCTGCAGCTGGATAGCGCCGGTGTCAGCCTCAACCTGATGCTCTGGCTTCGGCCCCAACACCACACGGCAGTGCCACGTCCGATCTGCGCGATCGCAGAACAGGAGCAGCCTGCCGGCGTGAAGACTGATCATTCTTCCTCGCCGTATGCCGGCAGGTGAAAGATCCGCTCCAGCTGCATCGAGGCCGGCTCCGCGTGACCGTTGGTGACGTAGCAGGCCACATCATCCGATGGATCGGCCGCGGCAAACACCGTTGGCCAGAGGTGCTCCTTCACCACAACCAAACTGGTGCGCGGGCTACGCACCAGCACCCAGAGCGCCAGGCGTTCAATCAGGTTCAGCCCCGGTAGGTGCATCATCCCTCCAGTTTGCCGAGCAGGCGGTTCAAATACCACCGGGCCTTGGCAGCGTTCACCGCTGGATCACCCTTGTCCCACATCCTCAGGATGTAGCGCAGGACATGCCCTTGGCAGTTGCCGAGCACCGGATTGGGCGCGCGGGCGATGGCAGCCTCGATCACGTCGATCGCTTCTGCCGGTCCGTGTTTGTAGTGGTCGGGGTTGATCTGGTCAGTCATTGAGTAGACCTCCATCAACGAGAGCATCACACCATTCCTTGAATGGCGCCTCGATCTGAGCCATGGCTTTGTTGTCCACGGCGCTTGGATCGCGGATCATGGCAATGGCAAGGCCAAGAGCATCACCGAGGCGATTCTCAAGGCTGTTTAGTGGCACAAATTTGAAGTCAGTCATTGATTTGCTTGGTCATGAAGAGCATTGACAATGATGCCGCGATCACCGGGGTAGAGATCAAAGGGAGTTTCGTTAAGCCACCAGGCCACCGTGCTGATCGCAGCGCGGGCTTCTTCCTCCCAGTTGATGGGTTCATCGTCTCGACCGATAGCGCGGGCTACCTGATCCACCAGCGAATTACCAACTTGGTTTGAAGTAGAAGTTGGCGTCATGCCAACCCTAAAATCGGGCGTCAGTAATGCTTTTAACTCTGCCTGCTGCTTTGCAGTAAGTTTCAGAGGTTTGCTGATCTGGTGGACTTTTGATGCTTGGCGTTCAGCAGCCTCTAACGATTCAACCCGGCTAAATAAAGCCACAATGTTTGAATTCGTTTCGACAATATGTTTGTAGACTGCATCTTCTAGCGTCTTGACCCTGGCGCGGAGTTCAAGGATGCAGGTTTGAGGAGCGTAGCCGTATTCATCAGACCAATGCTCTATTTCGGCCCATTGCTTGGGCGTTGCTGTGTAATCAGTCATCGAGTTGCTCCAGTGCGCGGCGGATGATGTTTACTTGAGCTGTGTCAAACACGAGTAGTTCTTTACCGTCGTCGGGCTCTTCTTCAAGCGTTGCCAATGCCTGTTGCTTTAGGCTCAAGGGTTTTGGGCGGCGGGTCGCGCGAAGGTCTTCAACCACGTCAAACCCCTGCTGTCGCAGCAGATGGCAACACGCCTCCAGCTCCTGGTCAGCGCCAGCTTGGAAGGCTTCGTACAGCACCAGATCGACATTTTGTTCTTCATCGATGATCAATTCCTCCCACTTTTTAAGGAGGTGATCGGGTGGGTAGATGTTGTTAGTCATGAGGAAGAGAAGTGTGTAGATCTTCTGGGTCAGATGATCATCTTGGTGCTGAGTGCTGGATCTTCTTCGTCGTGGCACTCAGGTCCGAAGCCGGTGGCTAGCAATTCTTGTGAAAGGCTGGCTTCATCACCTTGAACAACAGACGCGCTTGTTAAAGGCTCCGTTGCGTGTGGCTGCTTCTCAAAACTGTTCAGCCATTCGCGGAAGCGGTCGCCGGTGGGTGTCTTGATCGGCCACGCCACAAACTTCAATAACAGCTTTCGATCGCGGAACGCCATGCTTACGTTCGGTTTCCACGCGATAAACAGCGCACCGTTCCACCGATCCCACTGGCGCACGACCAACAGGCCGGGCGCCGTGAACGTATCGGCCTTCATCGCCACTTGTCCCCCAGCAGCTGCTGACGGCAGACCTCTATCGCCTGCTGCGCGTTCTTCTGCGTCATCACCGACTCGGTGGCATCCATCGCACGCACCACGCGCTCGAGCAGGTCGGGGTAGTAGGTGTCGCGGAAGTTAGCGGCCAAGTCGCGGCAGAACTCCTCCCACAAGCCGGTGTAGGTGCTGCAGGTGCGGCCGCTGCGTTTATAAAGCGCCTCCATCATGTCGGCGCGTTGCTGGTCCAGAAACGTGGCGTGGGTCATGAGTCGAGCAGTTGACGGATGCGGAGCAGTTCAGCGCAGAACTGCTCACGGTTACGGATGCCGGCGGTGCCGCGCAGCTGGTCGATTCTGATGTCGATCAGCTGGCGCAGCCGGTGGCGCTCATCATGGCGACCCTGCTGGTAGGTGCCGCTATCGGTGAGCAGCTGGTTCAGCCTGGCGCGCAGGTCAGTCATTACGCACCCTCCAGCTCGGCGGCGATGGCG